CATTTGGACTTGTGTTACAAAAATACATGTTTGAAGGTGTTCAGTTAACTTATCGCAGAGAATTGCGAGATAGAAATGTTGTTTCTCCTATTGTTAAGGAGTGGAGAGATAACAATGCTTCTCGTATTTGTAAGGCTGCTGGTATTGTTGGTGCATTATATGCTTTGGCAAAATTGTATCAGAGATTGAAGAGATGTAATCCACAAGGATCATTGGAACCTCGAACACAAGAGGAAATTGATGCACGTGATAGAGAAGCAAACCCATACACACAAGTTTGTGTTAGGGAATTGCCTGTTTCTCTTGAATCGAAGTGTACTACAATTGATAGATTGGAAAACATAGTCTCAAAGAATTTAGTTTATGGTTCTGTTGCAACCAAAGATAAAGTTTTAAGAGTGAACTGTTTGTTTTTAAAATCAAATGTTGTAGTTATACCAACGCATTATTTTGTACAAGATGTTTTAGATGTTACGTTTAGAAAGGAAAATCCTGAATCGTGTGGTGGAAAATTTGCAGTACGTTTATGTAAATCCGCTTCTATTCAAATTCCTGATACTGATCTATCAATTTGTTATTCAGCAAATGGAGGATCTTTTAAGGATATTTTGAAGTATTTACCACAGGAAAATTTAGGACGTTCAGAATTTCGAATGGTGTATCGTGAGAAAGTTGGAACATTGAAATATTGGAAAGGTTTAACCGAACCATGTACAGTTTCAACTGATCCACCTGGAAAACCAGATCGATTGTTTTTCTTAGGTGGACGATATTTGAAATTATCTGATGTAACATTTGATGGTTTATGTGGAGCTGTTGTGATGTCTAATGGACCAGGTTGTGCTATCACCGGATTTCATCTTGGTGGTCGTAATGGTCAAGCTGTTGGATGTTATGGTGTTTTGAAACGACAATGGGCTGAAGAAGCTATTCACAAGTTAAGTCAAATCGAAGGTATTTTACTTTCTGGAACTGCAGAAGTTTTTGAAAAGCAAGTTTTAGGAGTAAATATCATTGAGGGTACTGAACTTCACGCTAAAAGTCCATTGAATTACATGCCTCATAATTCACAAGTTGAATATTATGGACGTTGCAAGGGACAGTCAACTTCGCATAGTTGTGTTAAAGTCACTAAGATTAGTGAAAGCATAACTGATGTATGTGGAGTACCAAATATTTATTGTGCACCCAAGATGAAACCTGAGTGGTATGGGTGGCAATTGTGTTTGGCTAATTTGTCTGTACCGGCATTGCCATATCAACACGATTTACTGGAGATTTGTGTCAAAGATTATAAATCAGCGATGATACCATTGTTTCGAGATCCTTTATGGAACGATGCAACACCATTGACTGATCATGAAAATCTTTGTGGTATTCCTGGACGAAAGTTTATGGATGCTATTAAACTTGATACAAGTATTGGTTTTCCTTTGAAAGGTAAAAAGAGACCTTTTGTTAATGAATTGGAACCAACTCTTGAACGGCCAAATAATCGGGAATTTAAACCTGAAATTATGGACGAAATAAATCGATGTGAAGATTGTTATAAACGTGGTGAACGAGCTTATGTTATTGCGAAAGCATGCAAGAAGGATGAAGTTTTGGCAAAACCGAAATGCCGAATCTTTTATGGTAATGCAATTGCTTTGACATGGTTAGTTCGTAAGTATTTCTTACCTATTTTGCGAGTTATGCAAATGAATCCCTTAGTATCAGAATGTGCTGTAGGAATTAATAGTCATGGTCCAGAATGGGAAAGATTACACAATTATGTATTCGAACATGGAGAAGACAGATTAATTGGTGGAGATTATGGAAAATATGATCAAAAGATTCCATCTCAACTACTTCTTGCTTCTTTACGAATCATGATTGATTTTGCACGTGAATGTAATTATAGTGAAGCTGATATTTCTGTTATGAAAGCCATGAGTGGAGATCTCGTTTATGCATTGATTGCATTTAATGGAGATCTCATTGGTTTGACAGAAGGAACTCACATTTCAGGAAATTCTTTGACAGTTATTTTGAATGGAATTTGTGGTAGTTTGAATTTGAGAGCGTATTTTTACACAGTAAATAAACCTCTTTCATTTGAGAGCCGCATTCCATTTCGAGATGTTGTAAATTTGATGACTTACGGAGATGATAATATCGGATCTGTGAGTAAGAAAATTAATAATTTTACTATCAAGGGAATATCTGAATTTTTAGCAGAGTATGGACAAATTTATACTATGCCGGATAAGGAAAGTGAGTTGTTGGACTTTTTGCCACCTGAAGAATT